AATATCATTTATCTAAAAAATAAATGTTTGAGTAGAAATGATACATATTTAAATATATATATTAAAAAAATCTTATTTGATTTATCAAATCAATATTTAAATTTATATAATAAAAAAAATATTTAATTATTTTTTTTTAATATATAAATATAGATATATAAAAAATAGAACAGAATTAATTAAAAAAATTGGGTGTTCTTAATAAAAAAACTATACCATGTGTATGTGCAAAGAATATAGAACTGGTGGTATATATAAACCACCAAGACATCAATGTATAGAAAACATATGCTTTACTGGCATAAAATATTATAATATTTTATACAATAAAAAAGGACTTGATATTTCGACATTTTTCTGTGACGAGTGCGATAAATATTTTTGTGGTGATATCAATAAATTTAAACATTGTAATATATGTAATTATTGTTATGGAAAAGAAATTAAACACATATGTATAAAAAATAAGTTTTTGGATATTTGTAGTATTTGTCAAGAAAATTTATGCCAATCAAAAAAAAGGATTGTTATTTTAAAATGCGGACATGCTATCCATAAAAAATGTATAAATGATTATATAAAAAATATAATTTATACATCAGATGGTGATAAAGTATTTTGTCCGATATGTAGGGATGTTGTTATAGATATCGGTGAATATAAAAATTATATAAAAGAAAAAAAAATAAATAATATATGTGTTAGAGAAGATTGTATGATAGAATTATCATATATGGAAAACATGGAAATGGAAATTGCACATGAGAGACAATTGATTAGATTAAATCATATTAATTTAGAATAAATGTATTTTTTATAAATTGCAGATCTGTTTTTATGTTTGATATAGCTTGATAAAATAAATTATCTGAATCTGGGTTATCAGTTTTGATAGTAATTTCATTTTTTGATGGATGATCGTTATTATAATTTAATAATTTTGTTGTCGTATCTAATTCATACATATAGTCGATTAATAAATTTCCTAATGTATGATATTCATTTTTAATATAATATGATGATATTTTTTCATTTTTATTAATAATCATCTCATCATTATTTAATTCATCTTCATTATAACTTTTAATTAAATTATTAATATTATCTAATCTTTCAGTTAATGTTTCTACTGTTTTTATTAAAATTTCGTTTGGGTGTATATTTCCATTACTATATACATAAAATGTAAAATCAGAGGCGTCTGTATTTAAGCTTTGATTTTTATCCATATCCAAATTAATTACTTCAAAACTTGCCTTACCTATACTGTATATGTTATTATTATATCCATATTCTGATTTGATCATAATATTATTAATATTTAATGATTTATTTGGTTTTAAATCACATAGTTTTATATTTTGATTAAAATAAATTGTAGTATCTTTATCATCTTGGTTAATTATTGAATTTGATTTAATTGGAATAATTTTTGTTGTATTATTATAAACATTCAAACTAAATTTTTTTTCTTGTAATATATCTTGTTTAATTGATAGTAATTGAATTCTATTTTGTATAAAATCACTTAATAAAAATTTGTCGTCGGATGAAAATTCAACAATATCATAATATAAAGTTTTTATATACAATTCATCAATAATACATCTACGAATAGCATTAACAAATGAACTCTTAGTATTGTATATATTGAATGATAAATTATTATGATTAAAATTAGGTATTAAATTCTTATTATCTAAAAATAAGTTTTCGTATTTTGAATTTTTATATTTAATTTCATATATTTCATTATTTATCTTATCTATTTTAATATTTGATTTATAAGAATTCATATTTTATTATATTATAATATATTATATTTAAATATATATTCAAATTTAAATATATATAATCAAATTTAAATATATATAATCAAATTTATATATATACACATATTCAAACTTAAAATGTCTGAAATACAAAATTTAAATATTTTGTTAAAGCCAGATTCTAATAAAAATAATAAAAAAATTATGGATTATTTGTCAATTAATCAAAAAAAAATTAATAATAATGATATGGAAATTAAACCACTAATAGTAGAATCTGATAAAATAGATAAATTTATTAAATTGGGTGTTAGTAATTTACCAACCCTATTATATGATGGTGAAATTATATATGGTGTTAATGAAATCATTACATTTATAGATAATAAATGTAATGAAAAAAAGGAGAGTAGTAAAAAAGACATAATTCAAGAAAATGATGAAGATGTTAGAGATTATATGTTAATGACTGCTATGGAAAAGGATGATGATGAAAAGGATAAACCAGTATCTGGTCCAGATATGAGAAATAATAGATTTACTAAAAAAAATGAACCTTCTAAATCTAATACAAGTGGTGAAAACAATAAAATTTATGATGATGATGACGATGATATAATGGCTATGTATTGGGATAATATAGAAACATCTACTTAATACTTTTATATTTTGAATATTCTGAAAGTAATGTTTTAAATATCTTATTAATATATTTTTTTTCTTTATCACTAAATTCATCCCAGCATTTTTTCATAATACTAAATAGTTTATCCATTTCTTTTTCATCTACTGAATTTTTTAAATCATCAGAAATGTCTATTTCATTAGAATAATAAGCAATGTCTTTTTCAAATAACTTTCCAAGGTTATTATTAATAATAAAATCTCTCTTATTATAAATTTCGTAACCGCCATTTTGTAATAAAAATATTGGACTTTCATTTATAACAATATTTAACCTTCTTCTTAATGTATCATATGCTACATTATTTACAATAACTACGTCTAATATTTTAACAATTTTTTTTATATGTTTATTAAATGAATCAATAATATCAGGAATATCATTTTTAGTAAATATTCTACTCATAATTTATATTTATAGATATATTATTATCTATATGTATATTTAAATAATATTTATTATTTGTAAAATTATAATTTTATCTATACAATTAAAGATAATAAAATACTAATAATATAAACTTATCAATAATATAAACTTATCAATAATATAAAATTATTAATACTTTATTATGGGTCGTGGAAAGGGTCAAATTAAAATGGTTAAAAAATCAATAGGAGGGTCGAATGCGACTGAACTTAGTACAGTATTTAATCAATTATTGGGTGATGAAAAGTCGTTAGACCCAGTTGTAATAATGGAGAAATATATTAAATTAATTTCAAATATTAAAACTATAAAAAGTATTTTAAATAAGTTTGTAGAAAATATATTAGTCCCGAAATTTTCAAATAATAGAAATGTGTTATTACATATAGAAGATATTAAATTATTTATAAATAAATGTGATGATTTATTAGTATTTGAGGCTGATATATCGAATGTTATTAATATATATAAAACTATAAAAGATGATGAATTAATTAGTATAATTCTTCTAACTTGTAAAAAATTATTAGTGCATGTTAAAAGTATTGAAAATATTGATAATTTATCAGAAATATTTATCCATAATGAACCGGGAATTACATTAGAACTATTTTCATTTTCTAAGTTAAATTTTAAAACAATATTTAACTCGCCATTAGTTGCTGAAGATAATAAGAAATATATATTAATCGTATTGAGTATGATATTTTCTAAATCGTATGATATTTATAATCTAGTAACTTCTCCGGATATTGATATTGATAAGTTTTCTAAAATTATTATAGATAGTATCCAAGAGGCTAAAAAAGTTATTCCAAGATGTGATAAGGCATTTAGAAAGATAGCACAATCTGTAGATTTATTAAAAAATAATTTTAATAATTATTATAAAGATTTTATTGAAACACAATCTCCTACTATCATTATAGAAAATTTTATATTAGACTCGTCTAAAGATTTGGATTCAGATCCAGAAACTACACGACAATTTAAAAAGATTGTAATGTATTATCAAAAGAGATTTAATGAAAGTGGAAAAAATAAAGATCCTAAATTGAAACAAATGTTTGAGACAATACACGAAAAATTTAAAATCTTAGAAACTAAACAAGATGAAGAAGATGGTGAAGAAGATGGTGAAGAAGATTGTGAAGAAGATGATGGGTATGTTAAAGATGTAGTTGATGAGTAGTTATAATAAATAAATAAAAATAATATATAATAACAGTAATATATAGTAATGTCGGAACAAAAAAAATCAACAAAGGTAGTAAAACCAACAAAAAATTTAATTACACAAGATGATATTACTTGGGTAAGTACAAGTCAATCGATAAATATTAATAAAATTTCAGGAGATGAAAGACTCTCATCTAAGGCGGCACATATATCAAGAAAATTTAAACAGAGTATGATATATAATCATAGGAGGAATAATAAAAATACACATATTGAGCATTATAAAGAGGAATTAGATTTTCATGCATCCAGACATGGATGGTGGGAGATGGATTATGACAATCCATTATAAACGCTCTGTTGGTTTATAAATAAATTCTTTGTGATTTTCACATATTAATTTCCAGACTCTATCATTCTCGATTAAAGTTGCATTTCCTTGTAAGTGAATACAATTTAATAATTTTTTTAATTTTTGCTTATTAGATATAATTATTTCTAAAATTTTCCATATCAAAAATGGATAATATATATTGTTATTTTTTGCTGGATCTTTAATTATATTATATGTTTTTACTGCTTTATCAAAATAATTAAAAAGTAATTGTAATTCATTATGATCTAATTGAGGTGGAACTGATCCAGTTATTATTTTTTTGATTAATGGTAGATGGTCATTATATTTACTTAAACCTACATCTTTTAAATATTTTCTAAATTGTTCTATTGTGATATTGTGTAATAATTGTATTCTATCAATCTTTATACAATCTTCCAATTTCAAAATCACATTCTCTGGTATATTGGTACTTTCTTTCGCCTGTATTCTATCTATCCAGAATTTACAATGTCTAGATGGTTCATATGATGCGTGTTTATATCTACTTCCTTCCTGATTATAAAATTGGTAATCCTCAAAGACAGTACCTATTAATGTGTTGATTATACCACATTTAGTACAAAGAAATTCACTTGTATTTGATTGTATAGTCATTTTTTCTCCACAACTACAGAAATCGTAATTAATTTCTTCTACCTCGTCATTAATTTTTGTCTTATAATATTTGTTAATAACTGTATTTATATTTTTTAGATTAGAATTAATAGAATATAATTGTAATTCTGATATATTTTCTTCTAATTGTTTTATAAAATTATTAATATGATATATATAATCATCTAATAAATTATAAATATTATTAGATGTTATAAATATTTTAAATTTATTATAAATATTTTTTAATTCTTTAT